GTTACTACTTCATCTTTTACCAAATTAAAAATCTCAGCCGCAGCAGAGATTCGCGCTTTAATCCATAGACCTTTAGAATCAATTCTATGTTCTACCATACGTCCGATTGGGTCATCATGATCGTGCTGGGCTAGAATAATTGGGTTCTTTAAGTAGTTTTGGATTCCTTTTTCCCATACGCTGGCAGGTACTACATCATTAGCTCTGTCTATATCTTTGGTACTTGCGTAACCTTCGATATAAATTGAGTCGTCCGATTCTCCACCACTGGGAAGCTGTTTAGTAAAAGTACTATCAATAAATAATACTTTATCTTTCATCATGCTCCTTCAATTAAGGTTTAGGTACCTCAGGGTTTTTAGGGGCACCACCTAACGCTGGATTACCAGCTGAGCCCGCAATATTAGCCGGTATACGTAGTTCGTCACTACCAGGTTTTTTATCATAACGTAATTCGGTTCTAGCTTCGTTTGGAGTAATAATTCCACCGTTAACTAGACTTACATTATAAGCAGCTATATCTTTTAACTCTGGCTGTAAAGCTGATACGTTACTAGTAATAGCATCAATGTCATATCCGAAATATCTTTCCATTGCAGAAGTATATTTACGAATAATAGGCATAATTGTTTCTAGGTAAAATAAACGCATATTTGGAGAAATATTTGCGTTATTACCACCGTCTAATAAAATACTTGGTACACCTAGTGCTTTTAATATTTTAACATCGTGCGATTTAATTGAGTTATCAAAATCCATATCTTGAAAACTAATATCAAAAGCACTGCTTGGTTTTAATCCTGAATCCAAAATCATTGGCTTACGAGCACCATTTTTTGGGCTGTAGCTTGATTGCCAGTTTTGAATTGTTTTTTGTTTTGCTACTTGACTTAGAGTATTGTCTGTTGTAAGAACCATTCCTGGTATCGCACCGTTTTCAAAGAAAGTTTCTTGGAATGAGTGCATCTTATACAAGATTTCAATCGATCGGTTAGCAGACAAAAGTCTTGAACTACCACGATAGATTGAACTACTACAAGCATCTCGTATATGAATAATTTCAGAAGGTTTAAACTCCTGCATATTATTATATGTATAAGCTTTAACGTATGTTGTTGGATCTGGTAAGATTTGTACGCTTGAAGAAGGTAGGTGGTACATAAAAGCACCATCAAAGTAAATAAATATATTACCTTCTAGTATAAAATCTGTAAAGATATTAGTTCTAAAGTCTTGTGCGCTTTGATAGGGATTTGGTCTAAAATTTAGTAGATTAGCTAATGTCTTTTGGCGCATGCCTGACATTACGTCACTGGAAATCTTATCTTTTATATCAAAGTCTAAACTAGCACAGCCTGATACAATCATACTTGTACCGCGGTTTACACTCTCTAGTCTTTTAAATGAGGTTCTGTAATTTGCAGGAGCATCGCTGCCAACATTGACGCCTTCCTGACGAATAATTATTTCTTGTGCAGGATTTAGTTTCTCACGAAACCACTGCGTTGCGGTATTATACCAAGCCATCTTATTCCTTACGTAAATGCGCTAAAGAACGAGCCAACTACCGCAGTCTTAGTATTTGTTTCTTTTCCAGTGAATTTATCCTGCTGAATACCAACCCAGCGTTCTTGACGCACAGCTGAATTACTTGGAGGAGCTTTTCCGAATACTCGGTGTAACGCAACGTGGTGCTTATTACAAAGCGTTCTAACTTGCTCGTAGAGTTCGTTATGATGCTCTGCTATAAACTCATCGCGTACAGCTAATATTCCGTCATCGGTTGAAATGTCGTACTTTTTTGCAGCCGCCCAATTTTCCAGCAGGATTGTTATTGAGTTAAAATGATGTAATTCTAAATCTTCTTTTGTGTTACAGATATAGCAAACGTCCTTTTTGTCATAAGCTGCTTTAGCCTTGTCTCGGACCCATTTAACTGGTATGCGGTTATTACCGGTATTTTTCGCCATTTTTCTTGCACGTGTTTGTTAATTCCCCTATTGTAGCACAGAAGCACAGGGTTGTCAAGTATTAAATTTTTTAAGGTATTCACACTAAGAAATTTATACTTGTTTGTTGATTTGTTTAGTGTTATAATCTTATATTAAAAGAAAACTAACCGCCTGTTGTAAAAGTATAAATAGCATAACGCACTGCATCAGCCATATGGGATGCCATACCGTGCTCGGGCTTTTCCGTAGTTAGTGTTCCACGAGGATCCCAGCGATACTGGTCAAACATAAATAGTGTGTGCTCACAGTGTGGCGATACACGAATACGGTTTTGTTCTACAAGTGTTTGTACTAGCGCAATTCCGTCTAGCACAGACTTTTTTGCTTTAATAGTTGCAATGTCGTAGGTATAGGCAAGGTCAGCTGCAAATTGTGCAGCAGCCGAGTCAATAAACGTAGTTTCTAAACTCCACTTGTTTATTAGCTCTTGCAATCGCACAGCATGACCCGCAGTTGTTGACTGCGAATCTTGGTACTCGTCGACAATATGATAAGTTTCGTCTTGTGGACTGTACACAATAACGCAAAATGCAGTAGGGTCTTTGTAACCGGGATCAAGCCCAGCAATTACCTCATCGCCATCGCGTTGCACATAGTCCAGTATCAAACTAGAATCCAGCTGAAAGATTTGACCCTCAAACACACTAAATGACGCCATGTACTCCTGCTCAAACTCTGCGCGCGACATAATTGAACGTGCCTCTGAAACGTCTCGTTCCGACATTCGTGGATTTTCTGTGTAGTCAGCAGTAAGTGATACCCATTCTGGAAACTCTGGTAAGAATCCGCGGTCAAAGAATCTTGAAAACCAGTTAGCCTTACCACGAGGTGTTGAGATAAATATAGCTTTGCTTCCCGGACGGTCTAGCGTAGGACGCAGTGCAACATTAAATGCTGCTTCACCATCACCAAGTGCGGCTTCATCAAAAATAATTAGGTCGTATGATCGACCCACAGTTGAATCAACTGTTGACAGTGATCCAAGGCGAATGGTGCTTCCATTCTTTAGTTCTAAGACACGATCCTTGACATTGTCACGTTCCATTTCCAAGTCAAAACTACGTATTAGGTGACGCTGTAGTTCAAAACTAATGCTGCTGAGATTATAGTTAGGAGAAATTATAAGAATGTTGCAACCAGGTACTAGCATTACTAACTGGCCAATAACATTAGCTATGTAAGTTTTGCCTAGTCGCCGCGCAAACGCAGCACAGATAAATCGATAACTAGGGTTATTAACTGCATTAATTAGCGCAATTTGCGGGGCGTTGATTTGATCCCACGCAGTTGACATGGCTCGGGTAACTGGGTCAATGGCTGGTAGCAGCTTAAGATAGTTAACAATCGGCAGTTTAATAAATCGACGACTAGCATCAAATTCCGTAATAGACTCACAATCAACGTCTGGTCTACTAATCGTTAACATAAAACCCTTTTCGTTTATAATCTGCACTAGCAACAAACTTGCGCAGTGGATCAATCGCCATGTCTTGCCACACTGGTATGGCTATAGTATTCGAATATTCAAAGTCTGGATTGTGACGTAGGTGCACTTCTATTGCATGCCCATCAATAAACTCCACATTAAGTTTAGCTAATTCCGGTAGTGGAAGTGGAAGTGTGTCATCAACCACCTGCCAACGATTCCAACGCCACAGTGGTGCAACAGCATCTCGCGTACCCTCTACCGATAGCACTGGACGACCGTATTCATAGTCAATTGATAAATGTTGGCCAGCGAAAACTTCACACCAGAAGTAACCCGGTGGTAAGCTTGTGTATGGTCCACAGTATTGAAAACTAGCGTCTATACCCATGCCAGCTAAATTAGTAATTGGTCGCACAACATAAACACCAGCATGCGGCACAGGCACTCCAGCAGGGCCACAGCAATAACCTAGACGGCGCGATAATATTAGTTTGTCAAACAACCACAAATCGTCTACATCGGCATTAACCCAAGCACTATAATCGTTATCAATCACTTTTTCTCGTCCATTTTAACTAGTTGTTGAATTAAATTGCCGTACTTTGTTCCGTCACTGGCATCATTGATTTGAATGTTGGTTTGCGAAACCACACGCGACGACTGCAGTTTTTCAAGTTCAATTTGGCGTGCCATTTGTTCCATGGTTATTTTATGTGACAGCGCTAATATCTCAAGGATATCTTTTGAACTACCTACATCAGCCTCTTCTAGTTCTTGAAACTTTTTCTTAATAAGCGCATCCATTGCAGCACGCATCTTAAAACGATTGTTGAAACCAACGTCAAAGAACACTTGGTCAATATAAGCCTTTACGTCCTTGCGGGCAAGTGTGCTGGTAACCAGTGTTTGGGGAATTTGTAGGGTCTCGGCCACCGACGCTGCATCTTGGTCTTGTAGATAACAATTGGCAATTTCCAGAGCTTCCGGCGATATATCCAGCACTTCAGCTGGGGTAGTTGCGGGTAGGTTTTTTGACATCGTGAATTTTTCCTTTGTGGCGATTATAACACTTGTGGCAGTGTGTGTGCAAGTGTAGAATTTCCTACGGGGTCCAGCACCGAAAAAAGTTTTTAACAGTTTGTTTAAAATACCGCATGCGGTGGGGCCATAGTGACATCGTGAATTTCACAGTCCGATAACCGCCCTGGTCGGTAGGATACCCCCCACCTAGT